TGGAAATACATCGTTACCGTTACTTGAAAGGATTGCCGATGTATTGGAAGTTGATATAGCAGAGTTGTTTGCGCCTTCTTCTGGTGGTATTATTGGAGTAATCCGCATTAGAGATATTAATTACAATATCAATAGTGTGGCAGACTTATCTAGGTTGCTGGATGGAATTGAACGAGGAGAAATTGTCTTGTAAACTATATTACTATGGACATCGTTAGAATTGAACAAAAAACATTGGAGGAAATGACAGACCTACCCGAAACCGTTTATAAGTACCGAGATTGGAATAATACATATCATAAGCGTATCATAACAGAACGAGAGGTATTTATGGCTGCTCCTAATTCATTTGAAGATCAAGTAGATTGTAAACTGCCAGTTGAATATAGTGGACTTTCTAAAAAAGAAATACGAGAGGTATGCCTATACCATTCAAAATTATATTATCCTGAACGAACTCGAAAACAACACCGGGAATATGCAGAGAATTGGCGTACAGAAAGCCCTTTTAGAAATATTAATCTAATAAAGGAATATCAAAAGCAAATGCTTGAAAGATACAATTCTCAAATAGGAATATTGAGTTTAACTGCAAATATAAAGAACTTGAAAATGTGGGAAAAATACTCCAATAATCATAAAGGATTTGCGGTAGGTTTTAATCCGATTGTTATGTTTCAATATATTGGAGGTGGTGGTCCGGTAACGTATTACGATACATTGCCTATAGTCCGTCCAGCTCCAATACATAGTTATGATGAGCAGCACTTTCTACAAGTGTTCTCTAAACTTTCCAAATGGAATTTTGAAGAAGAGTATAGAACACATATCTTTAGAAACAATGAGCTAACCAAAGAAAGTAGAACTATTCAGATTCCAGCAGAAGCCTATACTGAAATTGTGATAGGAGCAGATATGCCTAATGATATGGTTGAAAATTTATTAAACTCAATCCCTCCTGAGCTAAAGCATGTTGCAATTAAACATGCAGATAAAAATGAATTGAACTAATTTAATACATAGTGTTATGAATAGTAATAGACAAAATGAATTAAAGAAACAGTTACGTAAGAGTAAAAGATGGTTAATTGCTGCTGGCGTTGCTATATTAACTTTACCCGTAGTTCTGACAAAAACTCCTTGTTGTATTTTTGATTTCAGTGATACGGGGCAGGTAGGTGATACCATGGGAGGAATAATGGGACCATTTATTGCCATCTTAGCCGTGTGGTTCACTTTCAAAGCTTTTTGGGTACAATTTGAAGCTAATGAAGCACAAAAGGATATAAATGAACAACAGCGAAAAGATATAGCAAAGGAACGGTTTGAAAACAAGTTTTACGAACTTATTCATTTGCATCGTGATAATATGCTTGAGTTAAACCATAACGGAAATGAAGGGCGTAGTGCTGCAGCTAGCAGTTGTTATCATCTTGTTGTTTTATACTCTTTGATTGATAATCTATTTGTTAAATATTACCAAGACAATGAAGAGGTGATAAAAAAATATAACCAATTAGCAGAATCAGTAGGGGGGTATCAAAAACTATTTGTTGAAATAACATATAATCTTTTCTTTTATGGAAAAGAATATATACAAACACTTCCAAAAGAAAAAAATAGCTATCTTATTTATTCTAAAGTAGTGGAGATGTTATCAAAGGCATGTAAGGAGGCTCATTTCAACCATGACGATATTATAGAGTTTCCTAATAAATTAAACTCAGAAGTTGAGCGTTATCTGACACGTGATAAAAAATTTGATATATATGGTAATGAGATCGTAATACCTAAAGAACTTCTAAAAGGAAACCATGCATCTTTCGGTATCTATTTTAGACAATTATATCAAATTGTAAAGTTTGTTGCAAAGTCTGATATACTTTCAGAAAATGAAAGATATGATTATATAAAAGTCTTAAGATCTCAATTGTCTGATTTTGAACAAATTTTATTATATTACAACGGACTATCAATAGTTGGAAAGAAATGGAATATTGCTGAGCCTCCTAACCAAATAAACGACTCAGATTCTTGGAGGGAAAATATGAAACTTATAGCACGATTCAAGTTAATCAAAAATATTCCAGCTTCTTTCCATATGTTTGGAGTTACACCGGAAGAATATTACAAGGAAGAGATGAAGTCTTATGAAGATCGAGGAATTGCATTTTTCGAATGGAAGTAGATTCTTAATTATTCTTTTTTGGTGTTTGCTATCAAGTTAAAAGCCTCTATTCTAAATCCATGAAGAAGGGCTTTTTATCATCCCAAAACAAGCCCTTTAGATTTATTACCAGAGATATTACGGATATATAGGTTAGTACTTCCACGAGGTGTCATCCTGTCTTTTTCTTGTCCTTTCATCCGCTTATATGCTTTTGCAGTCTAGGCATCCGGATTCTTTAAGATGGAATATCCTTTTTTATAGTATCCGAAAAATATGGTTACTCTTTTTTATGTCGGCGGAAAATTCCGTTCTCATTAATAATCAAATGGTGCGCAAAGATGCGTATGGTAAAATGTTTGCTTCGGAATTTGGCAGCTATTTTACTGAGCTGAAAATTAACAGTTTGTTATTACCAACAATTTTAATATTAGGTTGTTGATTGTCTTTAAATAATATATATGATAATAGCCATATCCGAAGAATTGCTGTTTAAGCTAGTAGAATTTGCAGAAAATCTAGGTCGTAAAAAAGAACGAATTAACTTCTTCAAAGAATCTCAATTTATATCTCAAAATCAATCCCATATCCGATATGGAAAGGGAAATGTTACTAAATGGGTAAAAGCTGGCATAGTGAAGAAATATAAAGATGCTGATGGAAAGTTACGTTCCAGTGTCCGATATGATGTTCTTGAACTTGAATCAGCTGCCTTTAAATGTAATTATATGAAAGACCTTTCTCCATTAGCCAAAGCGGAAATGAGAGAAATAATAAGCCCCGTTCCTTGATTGGTTCGGGGCTTTTGTTTATACTTAACCATTAAAACTATAATTTATATTCATCATTCAGATGTTTCATAACCCTTTTTATTGTTGAGGCGGATAATTTATACTTGTTTGAAAGAAAAACCCTGATTTCGGCTTCTTTTCGTCCTTCTGCAAGCATATCCCTATACTCATAGAACATATCAAGATACATTATATCATCTGCGCTCACTCCGTTTCTGTTCATTGTAGCGAGTAGAAAGCGGCTTGATGCTAAAACCTCATATACTTTCATCTGCTTTTGGGGTATAAGGTAAGAAATCAAAGCCTTTAAACTCTTTACTGTTGATGGTATGAGTTACCTTTTGTTTATCAGAAAGACCTATAATTCGGGAAACTATATTGGGATTAAACGCTCCAACAATAGCACCTTCTAATTGCTGTGTCCTGATAATATTCTCTATGCGTGTAATGACCGTGAAAAAATCTTCATTTGCACCCTCTTTAAATTTCCGCCAATATGATGAACTAACATCTAAATAAGCCATTAATCCGGTCAGAGAGTAAGGACGTTGTGTAGGGCTTTCTTCCTTTTCCTTTATTTCTCCTTTCGTTTTATTTTTGATTGCTTTCCAGGGAGTCCTGTCGCAATGGTCAAAATACTTACAGGCTGCTTCCCACAACTGTTCAGGAGAAGCAAAACGCTTGCTTCTCCCATGCCTGTTCCTCAACTTCCAAAATTGATTTCCTTTAGGTGCAGACATAACTAATGTTCTTTTAATTGTTTAATTAAATCCGCTTCTTCTTGATTCTTAACTACAACAGTTAATCCGGTAGAAACTTCTCCGGAATGCTCGGTGTTCTGTTTGTTCTTCCACCTGTCAGGAGCAAGGTTTGTGAGAAGGAATATTCCGGCTCCTACATTAGGCTCAACACGGACATTTTTTCTTACTTCCTTTTTCAACTTCTTTTTCTTGCCTTCCATATAATATTCGGAAGAAACTTGTTCGTATTCATACCCGATGGCAGACCTTGCAAGGGAAGAAACTACATTGCGTTCTAACCCGTTTTTAAAATCTTCTTTCGCTTTTTTTATAGCAGTTTCAAAAGTTTCATTTTCCATCCACCTGTAATAGGTACTCTTTCCGATTCCCATTACATTACAAAAATCAATAAGCTTTGCACCACCATAATCTATAAGTCCGTTTTCACATATCCAGTTAACGCACTTTTGAATTGTCTCTTCATTAAACTTTGCCATATCTTCAATAGTTTTTGATTAATATATTATAAGCTTTCCAGATTTTCAAGTACTTCAACTCGTTTTCCAACTGTGTTTATCTCGGTAACGGAAACCACCGGATTAGGCATCATCTGGACTCCTTTTGCAACTGCTCTAGCAAGCATATCCTCTCCCATGGTCTGATTACTTGATGCGGTGATGTTTATCGGCACTCCTCCACCCATTTGGTTAAATGAGGAAAGGATCGGAGCAAACAATTCTGTAGCTCTCGCTGTCATTACCGATTCGCCATTACTTAGTTGTGCCGGTATGCTATCACTCGTTCCAGTTCCCGGTCCGGTAACTAAACCACCAGTGGCAAACTTGGCGGATTTAATCGACTTCATAGCAGTTCCCATCATAGCAGTAACAGCACCAACGACAGTTCCAATGGCCGCAAGCATATCTATCCATGTTGCACTTGAACTGGTAGCCGTTTTAACAGCATTTGCAATAGCTACTCCCTGCGCTATGGCAACTTCTGCAATCGCTAATAGTTTTGCAGCCCTTGCCATTTCTTCATTAGTTTCTCCAGCCAACTCCAATAAAGAAGAAATTCCACCAATAAGACTCCCGATAGCTTCCGCTTTCTGTGTTTCGATTTCTACTTCTTTATCAGCAAGTTCTTTTTCTGCGTCAAGATAAGCATTTTTAAGCTCCAGCTTACGAAGATTGAAAGCTTCTATACTTTCCCCTTCCATTTGCTGAATATTGTCTAATTCCTCCTTTCTTTGCTTTAGCCTGATACGATAAACTTCCGCTTCATCATTATACACTTTTGCAATCTCGGTTTCATAGCGAAGTTTCATTGCATCCTGTTGCTTTTCCAGTAAGTCCGCATCATGTTGCCTTACAAGATCGTCTATTTTCTTATTATATTTTTCACGGATGGCAAATTTCATCTGTTCAGTAAGCTCGGTATTAGAAAGGTCTAAATCCCGTTGCGCAATTAATTGCTGCATCTTCAGTTGATATTCCTGCTCGCTTCCTTTCTTGATATATTCAAGCTGTATTTCTATAAGTTTCTGGCGGTTGGTAATTTCCTTCTGCAATTCTTCATCGGATAACTTCTTTAGTGCCTGTTGTTTTTGTGCTTCTAATGAAGTGATTTGCTTATTGATGGCCTCTTTTGCTTTAGGTGTCAAATCT